GCGCTAATTTCATCATATATTGACATTAGCTACCTCTGAGCATCGCTTGTTGAATACCGCCAATCCCCTGCTCCATATCTTGACTGAGCATTTCGCGTTCATCACGTATACGTTTAGCGTCTTTACCGCCTTTGTACATACCGATACCGCGAGCAATACCTTCTAAGCCGCCACCACCTACTAACACACCGTTTACCACTTGCCCATCTACAGGCGGTGCATCACGCAGCATGTTTGCCGACTCCATTTGCTCGGATAAACCGTCGCGCCTACCGCCGTAGTCCTGAGCCAGTAGCGCCATATATTGACTACGTTCGGGTTCTTCTAGGGTTTTAATGTACGCCATTATCTGCCCCATATCCATACCGCCTGCCGTACCTGCGCCAGTAGGCATAGCTTGACCGCCCATAGCTGCTTGACCGCCCATAGCTGCTTGACCGCCCATAGCTGCTTGTTGTGGTGTAGCTGCTTGTTGCGGTGTAGCTGCTTGCTGTGGCATTTGTGAACCGTAGTTTTGCGCCATGTTATTCTCCTAAAATTTTATGGTAGTTTACTTTCATAAACCCTGTGTTATCTATTATGATAGCAGAAGGCATTACTTTAGCTACCTCTTGAGCAATGACGCCAAATCCTTTTTTACCACGTTTAAACGCTTCTGGCATTAACTCATTCCAAGTCCAAGTATATAAGTTAAATCCGTTTCGCTCACCTACTTTAGCTATGTCAGTTTTAAGACGTTCATCGCTAAACATACCTGCGATATTGCCTGCGCCGTTTATGGCGTTACCAATAGCTGCGTTGCGGATATTAGCGGCGTCAACACTAGCACCGTATTGATTCCTACCTGCACCACTATAGTCTACGCCGCCTGCGTTACCTGCTGTATTGTACCCTGCAAATTGCGGGGATTGTACTTGTGAGCCTGATAGTAGCGCGTTTAACTCGTTTAAAGACTGATTGCGGCGCGCTGTTTCTTCGGCTATTTGCTGCTGACGCGCTTGGTTTTGGAACTGCGAAGCGCCCATTTGCTGATTAAACATTTGCTGATCGCCTTGCAACATTAACTGTTGATCGCGTATTGATAGATTTTGGTCTGCGGCTGCTCTGGTTTGTATCAACTCTTGACGTTGCATATCAGTACCTAATCGCGTTATCTCGTCTTTTGACATACCCATCTGCTCACCAAACTGCTGCGCGCGACCTTCTAAATCTATGCCTATACGCGTAATTTCATCTTTCGACAAGCCCATTTTTTCACCGAATGCTGCTGCCCTAGCCTGCAAGTCCATCCCCATACGGCTCATTTCGTCTTGGCTCATACCCATTTGCTGTCCAAAGGCTTGGTCTTGCGCTTGCATATCTTGCGCACTGCGCGCAAGGTCGTCTTGGCTCATACCTTGAGTCTGACTAAATGCTTGCTGCTCTGCGCTCTGGTCTACTCCAAAGTTGTCGCGTCTGTTTCGCGCGTCTGACTCTTGCTCACCAAACATTTGCGACCTACGTTGGGAGTCCATACCAAAGTTACGCTCTGCTTCTGCGCCTGCGTTGTTAACTGCGTTAAAACTAGCCTGCTGATACGCGTCAGTTTTTTCACGACCAAAGTTATCCATAGCAGAATCATACGCTGCATCACCTTCACTCAAGCCACGGTTGCGTAAATCAATTTGTAGCTGCTTTTCGTCATTCTCAAACTTAGGATCTAGCCGTGAGGTAAACTTACCGTACATCGAATCTTCGGCTCTTTGCCTACCTTGTTGCGCACTAGCTAATTGATTGGGGTCAGCTTGCAGATTTCTGCCGTTAAACTGGTTCTGGCTACCAAAGCCGGTAGCGTTAAAACGCGATGCGTTTTGTGCTTGGTTGCTATTAAATTGCCCGAACCTAGAATCGAAGTTGCCCCCGCTTCTTGCTTCATTAGGGTTTTGTAATTGCCCAAATCCGTCCGCACTTAAATTACCCGCAGTACCCATATTTTGACTAAACGCGCCAGTACCGCGAACGGCATTCATACCGTTTGTCGCTTCTGGTATGTAATCTAATTCAGGTAAATAACCACCTGCTTGATTAGGCATACCCCCTACTTGCGGCGTATTTGACTGCACTGCATTTTGGTTAAAATCGAACTGTTGACTCGCGCGCGGTTGGTTAAAGTCCCGCATGATATTGTCGAAGGTTTCACTGTTATTTGTTTGCTGTTGCCGTTGTGGTTGCGGCGCGGGTTGCCCCATAAAGCCGCCATTAAAGCCATTGAAGCCGCCAAAACTGGCGGCATTACCGCTATTGTACTGCGACACACCAAAACCGCCGCCACTACCTAAACCGCCGTCATTACCGTTGCCAAACTGCGGCATATTTCCGTTAGGTGAATTTTTAGCCATTAGGTTGCCCTCTCAAAAGTTGCGCTTGCAGTTGGCTTTCGCTTTGTGCTTTCATACCATTACCTGAACCCGCACTTTGTCTGGGTATCCCAAGTTGTCGGTTTGCTACTTGCGGCGCGCTACCCATTTGTTGAAATTTGCTGTAGTCGGTATCTTGCAAAAGAGTTTGCCCCGCTTTACCCATAAGCCTACTTGCAAAATCACTTTTAGCGCGATCAATACCTAGCTGCGAGTCAAGCGCAGATTGCGCTTCTGGCGTTAAGTTTTGGTTTTGCGACCATTTAGTAACCATTTCACCACTGGCAGGGTCACGCACCATTTCGCTGTCAAACGTAGTGCTACCCCACGGATTAAACTGGTCTACTCGGTTAGCCCAAGTCTGATCGCGCATAGCGTCTTTACTCGACGCGGCTGTAGATTCTGCTAACGCTTCATAATCAGGTGCATCAGGTGTTTTCTTGCCCATGTTGGGTATCTCCATCGTAAAAATTGCAATCTTCTTTGCGCAATTCTAGTAAGACGTAATCTACACCTAGTTTAAACGCATCTTTTAATCTTGTCACTTCTCTAAAACCAATCTTTTTGTCAAGGCGCAGCGCGGCGGCGTTATCTGACGGAACTAAACCAAACATAACCAAGCGATTAGCTGTATCATACACAAATTTTGACACTTCTTGAAAAAAACCATGCCTAAGCACTAAAGGTTTGTCAATGCAAAAATGCACTTGGCAACTGGTTTCCGTCCATGTATCCATAACGCAACCCGCCAATAAAATGCCTGTATCTTTATCTTGCGCTAGTATACTTGTCATATCTGGTAGTAGCTTTATATCGTTTCTAGCCGTAAACCAAGCCCAATCCAATTCCGAATTAATTTTGCGAAATATAACATTCATAGAATACCGCCTGTGTTCCATATAATATCATAACTCATTAAATACGTTTCTGACTTGGCACTGCCTTGTAAGGCTACGGCTAATGTACGCCCTAAGCCAGAACTTCCAATTACTTTAGTGCGGTTTTTTAACTCTTGTGAACCCCAAATAGCATTATCCCATACCGCAATATCCCATATCCCACTTTCGTTATCGTTTTGAGATACGTTAGTGGAAAAGTCAACTATAGCGTAGTCGTAAGCAAATTTTGCTTGATAGGCTAATGGGCTTTGGGATACAAAATCAGGGCGTATCATAGTACCGCGTTTATACCGCCCTGAACTATCTAAGTCGCTAAAAGCAAACAAAGTAGAAAACTCTACAGGTAAGCCATTATCAGGGTTAATTGGTGTAATGCGCCTATCGTCTAACTCTTGGTCTAGTGTTGATACTTTACCATCTAGTGTGCCAAAGTAAGTTTTGTTGCGCCACTCTGCAAAGCAGATTGCCGGAACGCCGCGCCACCAACCAAAAGTTTCACGGTTAACATCGTAAGCATACTGTAGAAAAACGCCGTTAGTGCGCTTAGGCGTACTGATAACCACGCTGCCTTGAGAGGGTAAAAAAGCAGTCCCCCACCCAACGCCGTTAGGGTCTGCGCGAACGTCCTCACGTAAGTAGAATGTCGTTTTTGCGCCTATACCTTGCGTCGCTACATTTAATTTTTCTCCGCGTATTAGCGTAGATAGCGGCGTTATACCAAAAGAAGAAAGGATGTGTAAGTCACCGCCAAATTCACTGGCGCATTTTGATCCACCTATGACGTCGCCTACAAAGTAAACCCCGCGCTGCTCCCATGCGCCATTTCCAGTAGCTTCGGGGTCTTCACCTTGATACGGAATAACATCGCCTGCTGAACTTATACCAACTAAATAATCGTCTACGCCAGTACCGCCGTCTATAGTCCAGTTGTAAATACCAACTAACCTACCGCCGCGTTTAAACTGGCTACCAAACTGGAATTTAGTTGCTGTGCCTGATATTGCGCCAATATCTAGGTAGTAGGCGTCGCCTGAATTTCTTTTAGCTAACCAAATACGTTGTTTGTGTATGGATACCGAAGATACCGCGCTTGCCGTTAAACCTGTAAAGTCTGGGCTTTGCGCCCATGTATCGGTGGGCTGATCGTAAGTAAACAAACCGTTTTCAGGGTCGGCGTAAAATATTAGTGTATCTGCTGCATCAGTGTTGTACTGCGTGTAAACGCCGTTGCCTGAATCACCGCCGCGATTGGTAAAGGTAATTTCTAAAGCCGGTGAATCATACGTAGTGACATTCCAAATACCCTCGTTAGTGACCGCAAACAATCTATCATCAACTACATTACCAGTGGTGGCAACAAAGGGTATTAGTGTTTTAACGCCTGCTAATGTATTTAATTCTCTATCTAATCCTATGCAGTATTCCGCGTATCCTTTACGCACTTTCATACCGTATTCGTCAGCAATCAAGTTGTACGTATATATGGCTACGTTGGGATTGTAGTCTGCTAAACTAACGCGACCATCCATACCACCGTGCGCTGCGCGTACCGTAGTGGATTGGGCATTACCTTTCGGCTGCCGGTTGATTAACCCTCGTCTAAGAGCCAAAATTTGTATCGCTCGTACTGAATGAATTTAGTAAGGGTACGCCTATCCTACCGCGACCGGCATTAAGAATAGGTGCGCTTTTATCTGCTGCGGTTATCTGGTCGTATGCTTCTACAAGGTCTACTTCGGCGTCGCTTGAGTCTAGTCCTTTACCCTGTAAAAACCTTACCTTTACCATGCGAGAAAGTAAGTAAGCATCAAATAGCGGTATATCGCCACTTTGCGTTACTTGGCGCGCAGGTACGCTGCTCGTATTTATAACTGATAAATTTGAAATGTACTCGAAAGCAATCTCTAAATCGGAACTAGGTGGTGATGGGTAAATAGTAAACTTACCCTGTTGTAGCCTAAACTTGGCGTAAACGGTTTCTGAAACTAAATCACGCCCTTTTAAGTATTGCCACTCTTGCGCGGATAATGACTGTAGCGGGTTTCTGTTTAAACGCTCCCACCCTGTTTGATCTATCATGCGCATAAAATCGTCAGGTAGTGAAAATTCACTTGCGCCGCCTGCGGTTACTGAAATAGTATGTTCTTTTACCAAAAACTCCCAATTGTATGACCTAACCAATTGCTTTATAGAAGTGTTTAGCAGTGTGCGCATTTGCACAAAGTTAGCGTCTTGGTCTGCGTAGGCGTCTACCGACGGAGTTAACCCGACTTCGGCGGCAACCGTATTAAGTATTTCGTTAGCTGTTTCCGAAGTCTGAGTTGTCATGTATTAACCCTTAGTAACGCGTCTTTTACGCGGTATGGTAACTGCATCCAATGGTACTGGCTCGAAAGCCGTATCTTTTTCATCTTCTTCGTCCATACGCGGAGAAGGACTAAGACTATGAAGTTTTACTTCCAACTGCTGCAAACTGGCTTCTAGCGCGTTTGCTCTTTCTTCGGCTTTGTTTGCTCTTTTTTCGGCTTCGTCTAGCTTTTCTTTCATTGCAATGGGTATGCTGTTTTCTTTGGCGGTTTCCAACCACTTAACTGCTTTGGCTTTTAAATCATAGCCGCCCATGCGTTGGCTTGCAAAATTATCTGCCATTGCTGCTAACTGTTCAACTGTTTTAACATTTGCAAAAGATAATTCTTCGGCTTGTGAACGACTAATTAAAGCCCATTCTACTAGCGGAGTACCCTCTAGCGGTATTTCTTTGCGTTGTTTAAACGCATCGTAATGCCTAGGAAAACGTGAAATGTCATGTGGTCGCGCGGGTCTACATACGTGAGAACTACGGCTACCTGCGACGCGAATATCTACGTATTCTACCTCTTTAAAAATAGCCCTGTTTTCTTGCGCCGACGCTTCTTTGTCTGGCATTGTTTTATGAAAAAATTTAACAAGTAGCGACTCGTCGCCTTTGTTATTTCCACTTTCAAATAAAGTATGGTCGAAATCTGCTTGTTGCATTTGTAATACTCCTGTTTAAACGAATTTACAGTATATGCGTACTACGCTTAAACATCAATACTATGTGTTAATGAAAAGTAACCCCAACAAAAGTTGGGGCACTTGCAGTAACTATGCTACTGGTATTTCACCCCATGCCCAATCGTTTGCGACCATTTGAACGCCAGTACGGTTTACCGCGCCAGTTGCGGAATTAATAACCCCATCGACCGCAACCGTAGCAACCGCTTTAACAAAAGCAATCTCATTGTTTACGTCTGCGCCATTGATTAAGTTAAGGTCAAAATCGGTAGCAGTACCCGCGCCTAAGCCGCTACCGCCTATATGCTGCGTCTTTTGCGGTGCAGTTGCTTGTATGCGAGAAAAGTCTTGCGGCTTAGGGTTTTTAGCGCCTGTGTTAGCACCTAAATTACCCGCACTTGACCCTCTGTTCATACCGCCGACAAAAGCATCTGTGTATACTTGCGAACTTCTAGCACTAACTGCCGCAGGGTTTAAACTAAAAACTGGTAAGTTTGTAGCCATGATTAAATCTCCTAATATTGATGTAAAAAAACCCCGCCGCGATAGCGCAACAGGGCTTTAATGATGTTTAAACAGTGCTTAAATTAAGTACCGTTAGCATCATAACGACCTTGGAACTGGCGACCAGAACAAGTCATGTTACCCGCCCAACCGATGATTTGAACTTCTGCATCTTGGTTAGTTGCGTATCTGCGGTTAGGCGATAAAGCCACCATGTTACGCTGCGCGTGTGGACGGTAGTGCAAGTAGTCTGTGTTTAAGAAATACGCAGTACCAGTTGGCGCACCTGAGCCGCTTGAGCCATTGTAAATACCGCCGTCTAATACTACGTCAGAATCCATAAACTTAACTGACATAAACCCTGCGTCTGCGGATTGCGTGTTAGTAAAGCGTTGCTGTGCTTGTAGCGACGCGATATACGCGTTCCATACTTGCGTATCTGCCATAATAAGGTCGGGGCGTTCTTGACCGCGTACTAGCTGCGACCAAAGAATGTTCCAATACGCTTGTATCTTAGTAGGATCAAGACCGTTAGCGGCTGTTTGATCGCTTACTGCGTTACGCCAGAAAGCAAAAGTATCACCATCAATACCGCCATAAGGCGCGGCTGTTGGGTCAAGTGGTACTGCGGCGTCTAAGCCGTCAATCTGCTTACCGCCTGCGCCTGTGCCGTCTGAATAAAGACCGCCAGTGATTAGGTTAGCAAGTGTTTTTTCTGCTACTGACAAGCGTGATTCCATGAGATCAATCATGGCTTCTTTACCTGAGTTTTGTAGCTGCTCTAAGCCAGAAATAACAACTGGTACTGCGGCTTGTTTCCAATCAAACTGTGCGGCTGACAATACGTCAGTTACACCAGTAGGTAGTATGTCATACCCTGAATACCAACCTGCGTTGTTATTCTCTGCAAAAGATAACTCTTGCATGATATAAGTACCGCCGGAAACCGGCTTAATTTTGCCTGACTTTTTAAGGCGGGCAAGTAATGCGTTGTTGTTAGATACGTTGTCGGCAATTTTCTTACTACGGTTTACAATCGTAGTTGCCATTATGTCACTGATGTTTGGGTTTGCAAAAGCCATTGTTAGCTCTCCAAGTAAGTTAAAATTAGGGTCTTATGTGCCTGAACTGTTATGTCGCTCTCTTACGAGTGGGCGAAAAGCTAGGGCGTTTAAACCGAAATTGAGACCTATTGGACTGTCCTTTGCAGGTGGCAGTAAAGCGTCTATTTCTGGTTTTATCTTAACCCTAGCGTATTACGTTGTTTAAACGATGTCAAGTCCTACCTGATGCGCTATTATTCCAATTAGCTTCTAGCTGATTGCGCAGGTCTAAATTATCGTTGCCATTAGGTATCCCGCTTCTGTTTCCGCGTATTCCTGACGCTGCGTTATGCCTGCTACTATTATCTTGGTTAGATTTACGTCCGCGCATTACGCGCTGTACTTCTGGGTTAAATTGCAAGGCTTTGTCGTATGCTTGCTCCATCGTTATACTTTGCCCGCGCTTAGTTGCCATTTCTACAATGTCTGCCATATCCATGCGAACATCGTTAAAAAACTCTTTTTGCGACACTTGATTTACACTAATTGCAGCACGTTGTCTTACTTGATATTGCTGCTCTTGCTGCTGACGTTGACGGTCTTGCTCATACGGTGCAAGGCGCTGATTAATCATATTCTCAATATCTGAGTTTTTACTACCTTGGCTTTGCTGCGGTTCTTCACCCGCTAAAATGCCGTCTAGCGTTTCAATATCAATGCCGTAATGCTTTATTAACCCTGCTAGGCGAACCGCTTTTTGATTTGCGTTACCCATAGACAATGCGGCGGCGGTTTCTAATAAACCATTTACCGCTTCTAGTGGATTACTTACGCCTTGTGAAGCCATTAGCGCACGATACGGTTCTACTGTCTTACCAAATTCTTGGTGTAAACGTCTAGCATCTGCGGTGTCTTGCAATAACTTGTTGACTTCGACCTCGCGCTTGCTAATCTGTTGTCGTACATTTTGGGGTAACTTACCCCAATGCTCCCGACTTTCTGGCGTCCATCCAACCGGCGGCTTTTCGACTTTACTGCTTGTGTCTGCTTGCTTGCCCTTGGGTGCTTCGCCAGTTTTATCTTCTTCACCGTTGTCATTATCGTCGTCAACGTCGTTATCGCTGTTGTCGTCATTGTCGCTGTCGTCAGTATATTCGCTTGTATCGCTATTATAGTCCTCTGGTGGATCAATTACCGACGTGCTGTTTTCATCTTCGTTTTCATCAAGGTCTTTGTCGCTGCTTGACATTGCTTGCTCTAGTGCTTTTCTTAACTCACTCATTTTAATACCCCAAACTTATATAGGTTATGTTCAATTAACTGCTGTCGCTCGCGTTTTGCTTGCGGGGTGTCGCCTATTTTTTCTTTACCCATTTCCTTTCCGCGACTAGCAAAATGTTGCTCGCCGTAATCGCGTATGTCAGTCACGCCGTGTTTCTTATTGTGCGCACGTAGTTGTGATCGACAAGAAATGACCGAACCGTCAATAGGTGATTTAAACGGTTCTATACTTTTTTGCACTGTGGCTGACGCGTTTAAACGCGTAGCCAGTTCATAATCTGCCCAATTTTTTTCAAAGTCTTGCTTTTCAATAGCGGCTTTGGCTTTACGCTCTTTTTCCGCACCGAAAATACGCTCAAAATTGTCATTGAATTGTTTACTGTTTGAACGGCTTTTAATTGTCATTTTGGTTAAACTTCCTTCTACTTGCTTCGGCGTCAAGCTGCGACTTGGCTACTAACTTTTGCAAATCAGCCGCAGTTTTAAACTCGGTTTTAGCAAACTCGGCTTCTGCTGCTGCATTACCTTGCGCGATGTTAGCTTCTGCATCATTGACCTGTTCGGTTATGCGAGACTGATGTTTTTGCTCGTTCTCCATTTGTTTAGCCATAGCATTTGCTTCAATTTCTTGCATTCTAAACACATGCTGACGTTCGGCTGTCTGAATGTCTGCTTGCATATCTTGTTGACGTACTTGCATATCAGCTTGTGCCTTGGCTTGTATCTTCTGCATTTCTGCTTGCAAGTTTGCTTGTGCAAGCTGCTGCTGCATCTGCGCGGCTTGCTGTTCTGGCGACGGCTCACCTTGTGAGTCCTCTTGCTGTTTTTGTGACGCTTCGATAGTTCTATCTAGTAGTGACTCAATCTGCTGTGACCCTTTAAAACCTGCAAGCCCCCATTGCATTAGCTGCAACACGAACGGCTCTGATTCAGGACGTTGCTGTATCATAGGCGTAACTGCTGACATAAACTGCGATAACCCTTCTAAATACTCCATGCGCTCTGAACGCATTTCGCCATAGTCAATCATAGCAACCGATTCAGGACGGATAACAATAGATAGGTTAGACAAATCTGGCTGCTTTATAAGTTCAATGGCTTGCGGTACCAACTCTGCATCAAAACTGGTTAGCATGTTAGACCTGCGCATAATAGTTTCAGGCGAGAAAAACCGCCCGATAACTTCTGCTTTTAACTCCATCAAGTCACTAGCAAACTGTGCAAACTGCTGTTGCAAGGCTTGTACCCTGACTGATCCAAACTTAGCTTTTTGCTTTGTTTGTCCTACGCCTTCGTATTGGTTTTGCAACTCTCCGCGCATAACGTCTGCCATGCCGGTAACTTGCTGCAACAATGAAATAGAATCATTTCTAAGCATGGTTAAACGGTCTATAGCATTAGTAATTGCATCAACCGGCATCCAGTTAACTGCACCCTGTAACCCACCTTTTTCGCTAAACGCTGCCCATGAATCAACCGGTATTAGCGTATTATCACTACCCTCGTTAAACATGCGCTGCACACCGTCGGCACTTTTGTCATAAACACCAACTGCCTTTACCGCTTCGGTAAGTATGCTGATACGCGTTTGTAGTAGGTCGATTTCGTTATATAAATCTTCTGCCATTTTAAAATCTGGCGTAGGCATATATAGCTTAGTCGTTGGATTTGCCATTAAGAACGGCGCGCAAGGATAGAATCCTTTTAGCTGCAATGGATCATCTTTTGTTTCTAGTATCTTTTTAGTATGCTTGTTAAACCAGTAAACCTTGCGCTCTACTAGACACCATATTTCCCATACTTCGCACTGCTTAGTTTCTGACTTTTCATCTTCGTTAGTTGCATCTTCGCTAATGTTAGCGGTTCGCACGTTGTACTCTAAAGTTTTGGCTATGTCCTCGCCAAATCGGTTTTGTGCTTCTTGCTTAGATAAGTAGTTTCTAAACCCAATCCAAGGAAGGTCGGAAAAGTTACGCGCCCATCCCCAAAGTACGTCGCCCCAATAGTAGTAGTCAATTGGCACTTTTTCGTTAGTCGCAGTTTCAAACCCTTCTTCGTCAGTGTCAGTATCAAAGGTGTATCGCACTTTTGCTACGCCTAAGCCTGCGAGTAAACGGTCTTGCAATGCAGAGCGCAATACGTTGTCTATCTCTTTACCGTTGACTTGTACGTCCTCGTTTAGCATGCGCTGCATTATTTCTGCTGCGACTCGGCTAATATCATCTGATGCGTCTGCATACCGGCGGCTTACGTCTATTTTAGGAACTGAGCCATACAGCATTGATTGCAGCGTTTCTACGTTGGAGTAGAACAAGTTTAAACGCATCTTGTCGTTAGAGTTACCGCTTGCGGGTTCTTCTGCTTTAAAGCGGTCAACTATTCTATCTGCCGTTTTGTGCCAGTTTGATAACCGTTTTTCTGACGCCTTTATTTCATCGTTCCAATAATTGCCGTCGTGTTTATAATCGCTTTCAGTCTCGTCATTGCTGTAACTACTATTTTCGTTTTCGTTAGGTACTTCGTAATCATCTTTCACTGTTAAATCCTCATGCTTGCTGCCGACCCTTTGGTCGAACGCTCGTTATCTTCAAAAAGTTCACCAAGTGTATGCTTTTTAGCCTTTACTACAACACGCTCTTGTTGCGCTACTACCGTTGGGTTTTTAGCATTCGCAACTAAGC